TACGTTACTTTAATTGGGTCCTCTGATGTTAACTTAACCTTTGGATTATTTCCACCTCCTACAGTAAAAGAAATTGCTGCGTTGTCCATATCAACGATTGTAATATTTCCCTGTAACGGTATAATAGGTAAGTTAAAATATTCATTTACACTTTCAAATTGAGCTTCTACGCTCGTGGTTACTAATGCCTGTTTAATGTATAAACCAACTTCCTGCCTTCCAGATTCCAACAACATTGTTAATAGTGTATCATGTACCGAAGTGCTTATACCTAAGTAAGATTTAACTTCACCCAATGTAATAAGTTCGTTGCCTGTTTCGGTCTGCGTACAACTATTTAATATTGTCCTTGTCATTTGGTTAGCTTTCTTTCTTTTGTTACAACTTTTTCGGCTTTAATATACCCTTCTTTAATTAGGTCATTTGCAATGTAAGATTTAAAATTAACTTTATCTCCTACCTTATAACCGTTAAATTCTTTTGTTATTTCAAACATATTTTTAAATTTTAAAAAAGGGGGAAAATTAATCCCCCCCTTATATTTTTTTAAGCAGTTTCCAAAGCAGCCTTAGCTGTAGAGAATACGCCTTTGACAATTACTGGCGTATCGTTTGCAGATACGAATTGAACTAATCTTTGCTCGACAAGAATTGTTTTCTTGTTTTGCGTAAAGTCGTTGCCATCCATTCCAATCTGAATTGAAAGGCCTTCTCTAAACAATACGTTTGCCACCGAAGTATCACCTCCAATAAACTCTCCAGCAGTTACCGCTGTCGTTGCAATTACTCTCATTCCATAAATGACCATATCACCAGCGAAATCAGTATACTGCTTGTAAAGTGGCTCGTTTGAGCTTGACTTCAAAGTTTTCATCTTCGCTATTGTGCTAGGGTGTACAAACACGGCAATAGGAATACCGTTTGCTATTTCAACTTGCAAAGCCATGGCATTAAGAACATCAAACTCGTTTGCGTTATCAACCGCCAAAGCCAAAGCACCAGCACTGAAAGTAGTTGCATAAGTCTTCAAACCTTTCAAATTGTCACCTGTTCCGTCTCCTGTCAATAGTTGGTTTTCAGTTACTACTGAAACTCTCTTTAACAAGTTGTTTTGAACGTATGAAGCCAACTGTCCAGCATCTGCAAGCATCTCTGTTGTAACCTTGCCATAAACGGCAATTTTACCGACTGGCATTGTTTTCTCTTTGTAAAGGACAGAAATTTGAGTTTTAGCATCTCCTTCACCTATAAAGATTGGAGTTCCGTCTTGTCCTTCTTCTTCAACCCAAAGGGCGTGCTTTGCTGTTGTTGAACCAACAGAAACGTTTGCCAAATATCTCTCTTGTCTCTGTCTGATGACAGAAACGATACCTGTGTTCTGGGTGATTGTTTGGAAAGTTGAACCAGCTTCAATGGTGTTATCAAGTCCCATTGTAACAACTGCCTTTAAATATAACGGCTCTGTTTGCTTGCCATCTGATTTTACTATCTTATCTATTGATTCTCTTTGCTCTTCAATAGCGTTTAAAATCGCTTGCTTTACTGAAACAACCTCTTTGGTCTTGCTTTCGGCATTATTCTTTAATTTCAATTCCAAGGCATCTACTTGTTTTGCAATGCCATCTTTAAAACTGTCAAATTCTGCTTTGTCTGCTGACTTCTCGATTCTTGCAAGCAACTCGTTAGCCTTAACTTCAATCTTTGCACTTGCATCGGTTGTGGCGTCTCCCTTGGCTTTCTCTACTAATCCCTTTACTTTTTCAAGCATTCTGTAATGTTTTCAGTACCAAAAGACAAGTGGGAAACCAAGAAATCAGGAGACGGAACAGAATACACCTCAATAACAGAAGCTAAGTTATACGAGGGCTCTACAGTGGTTTGGGGTGCTAATCCAGATACACCAACAGTAGAACTAAAATCATTATACAAAAGCCATTTTGATAATAATATTAGCACAGCATTTGAAAGGATGCAGAAATTAACAAAAGCACTAAAGAAAGGAACGTTTACAGATGAGATGTTTCCACTTTTGGAGCTACTATCTTGGAAGTCATCTTTAAACCAAATGAATCTTCTTCAAATTCTGGTTTTGATAATACAAATTCTGGAGATGGTCTATGATTGCTTAAGTGAAATAGTTCATCCGTTCCGCTTTTGCCCCTGGCGTTAATGGATCGGGTATAAGCTCCTTTCATTATCATATCGCCGTCTAAGTCTATATTTCCAAACTTAGAGACGTAGGCTACTACTGTCCGCCCTGATAAATCAAGTATGTCGCCATTGATACCTTTACTTTTCATCTTGTGCAAAAAAAATATTTACACAAAAAACGACAAAATGGATAGTTTAATTTGCTTGAAAATTTCTAAATACGTATTTTTGTGCTTTAAGTATTCTTTAAAAATATGACCCAAGAGGAAAGAGAAGATAAAACGGTTACCTCCCAGCAGGTTGCTGACTACTTTGATATCTCCGTTAATACGGCAAAAAGGTATTGTAAGAATGCACGATTGCACTATGGTAAGAACCCTAAAGAAATGGTAACGCTTGGGCAGGTTAAAAGAAGTAATAGATTGGAAAAATAGTTTTAATTGTTTAATAAATAACTTTAATGACTACTCACTATGTGGGTAGTTTTTTTTGTGCATAAAAAAAGGAGGTCTTAAACCTCCATTTCTTTTAATAAAACTTTTACAATTTTTTTCATTTGTTCCTTTTTTGATTCTGGAACCCGAAAGGCTAATGTTACCGTTCGTTCTGCGTATTTGGCAGGAGCGCCAACTTTGTTCTTTTTTGTCATTGTCTTAAATATGATGCTTGGTTTACATCCTCAAGAAAGTTGAGGATTAATATTAGTGCTGTTATGAACAGCAAGATTTTAATTGTCTTTTTCATATTTTTGAAATTCTTTTTGCAAATGTTTTCAATGTTTCTTCTCCTTCGCCATAAATAGAAAACAAATTTAATAATACGTTGTAATATTCAGAATCCATTCCGTCAAGCCAATGCATCCTTTCGTAAAAGGATTTTTCTCTCCTACTGTCCCACATTGCTTTAACTGCGGCAATTGTGATTTTGACCATTAGTTGATTTTCCATTATTTAATTGTTTAAAGTTTGGCAGTAGGTTGCCAGCCTTGGGGTTTAAAATAAACTTATTCCTATTTCTGATTCAGTACTAATATTATTTCTTTTGCACTCATATTCTAATTGATTACATAAGCCATCAAATTGTATTGAAGTGATTTCATTGTTTCTCAAAGACTTCATAAGTCTTAATGCGAATCCAAAAACATTAAAATCTTGTGTTTCTTCGATTTCTGAAATTTCTAAAAGGTAGTTTCTAAATGCTCTCATTTTCTTATTGTTTTAATTGTTATTGCCTTATCGACAGAACAAAAGTACAACAAAGAAATTAATTATGCAAACAATATTACAATTATTTTAAAATTATTTTTAAAAGCAGTCCTTTTAGTAGATTTTTTAGGTATTGTAATATACTTGGTCTTTCAGTTATCTCTTGTTCTTCATCTGTTGGTGGTATTGGTATATAATGAACACTACACCTGCAATTTACATTATTAGAAGCAGATGCACCATGATTCGGGTCTCCAGGGTACTCTAAATATTCACCACCAACCAAAAACAATTCGTTCTTTGGAATTGCAGGCTTGCCCATCATCGCCCCGTGTTCTGGGCGTTCCCTTCCGTCAAGTCTCGGGATCCAAATCTTATTCTGTTTAAATGGTATTCCATTTGATAATACTTTCGTTGATTTACTATTTGCGTGGGTGGTTTCCGTTCGTGATATCCGTAATGCTCGCATTTTTGAAATAGTGCCTTCTGTAACTTTCTTGATGTTTCGGGCTATCTGTTCTTTTGTTAGATTTAAGGCTAAACCATCCTCAATCTCTTTCTTTATTAACGCCCTGGTGTATTCGTTTATTTTTACAATGTTAGCACCAAGTCCCATTTTCTTAGCTTCGTCTGCTGTCTGTTTTATTATCTCATCACTTCTAAATCCTATATTAATATCTTGAATTGCATCTTTATTTAATTTCCCTCCAACCTGTTTAATCATTATTTTAAGGTTAGAAACTAATAAAGCTGTCATTGCCTGTGAATAAAACTCTTCATAAGCTTTTTTTATTGGCTCTTGGTCTAATAGTACGTTCAAAGAGAATAAGGTGTCCATCACGCCTCGCTGTTCGTAATATGGCATTACTCTTGCAGTGGATTCTTTTAAAGCATTGTAAAAGATTCTATAACCTTTTTTTTCTACTTTAATAAGCTCCCTTTGTATTGCCTTTGATAATAATAGCTTTTCTTGCTTGGTCATAGATTTAAATTAGAACCTTGTACCTGTGGCAAGTCAAACATAATATCATCTAATATCTTTTTACTTCCAGAAACTAAAATCTTGTCTGCATTGTCGCCAGTGTAAGCGTCGTATTTGATTACGTCTCTAATTTCGTTAATAGTAACAGATTCGGTTTTCATCAACCTTTCAGCAACTTTAAACAATTCCTCGTACATCTCTGGGAACTCTGTATAATCAAAATCTATGTAAAGGTCTTCGCTGTAGCTCGGGCATAACCACTGATTTAAACCGTTCTTTAATGCTTCAAGTTCGGGTATCACGCCATCTGTTACGCTTGAAACTTTGCCTTGCTGCATGGTGTCGTAGCTTGCCGATTCGTGATCATTTAAAACCACCATTGAATTAACATGAAATAAACTACACCACGCCTTGTCGTCCACGCTCTTTGATGCAAGTATATTCAAGTCTATTGGACTTAAACCAAGGTCAAGCGACCCCAAAGGAATAGAATTAAGGGCAATACCTCCGTTTCCTGCTTCCTTAATTATCTTTCTTAATTTCTCATTTGCGTTGCTCTCTTGGCTGTCGCTGGGCATACTTATTGAGCTAAGCTGATCGGGTGTAAGGTTTGGAAAAACTATTTTCTTGGCTCCCCTGTTCTGCATGGTTTCTGTTTCTGCATCAAGTGCATCCGCTGACTTTTGCAATAACTTTCGTGCTGACTTAAATATTGAAGTACCATCAAACCCCCCTGCTACCGGTGAAAAGGTTTTAATTACACAAACTTCTTCTGTTGCTATCTTATTTAGCGGCTGTCTTTTATCTGCATAGTTGGCTATTACTGTCGCTCCTTCTCCTGATTCCGAAATGATATGCTGTGCAGGCAGTAGGTATATTTCTTGGAATCCTTTTGTCCTTACGCTGTTTTCGACCCTTGAACCTTTGATGAAACATCTACCTACAAACTTCTTGTAAACCAAATAGCCATAAACGAACTCATCCCAATTTTGTGTCGGGTTTGGCTTATTGAGGAGGTCAACCAATGGGTGATCCTCCAGCTCTACCTTTTCAAAAGCCTTTTTCTTTAGCTCATTAATTTTGGCAATATTCTTGACATTAAAATTGGATTGATAGGCTTTATATTGCTTTAGGGCTGTTTTGTTCTTTACCTTGTAAACAATCGGGCTTACTGATGCCATCTTTCTGGCCACCCAGTCAGTTATGGTAAAAATAACATGATTGCCTAAGAATCCTTGGTCTATGTATACCTGCGTTTCGTCTCCAAAGTATACCAGCGGACGGTAACCTCCAAAGTCTCCGTTATAAACTATTTTGACTACTTGAGGGTCTTGCACCTCAATAGACTTCTTTTTATTAAACCCTAACCAATCTAAAGCCCCCATAATTATAATATTATTTACAAATATTGCTTTTTATTTTTTAATTACAAAAAAAAGTGCTAAGGTTTCCCTTAACACTTTTCTTTATTCATTAATGCAATTTCATCATCATCTCCCCAAAGCCTTATTGCTATATTTACTTTATCTTTTAATTCCTTTATATTTTTGCTTGAATATTGCAAAGACATTGAGTGCGGTCTTTGGCTTGGGTTGTCTAATAAGAATTGATGATCAAC